CGCATATAAGAACGTGGCCTCAAGATATGAAACACTCCAGCCTATTTTGTAAGGAATATGCACAGTTGATTCTAAAATATTTGGGAGGTGAGTGATGAAGCTGACAAAAACCGTTACGTCAGGTGGAAGACCGGCTTATTATGCTAGTGAAGTTGATGAATATATTGCCCAACTCGAAGCCGAACTAATAGCGCTTGAAGATGCTAAATATTGCTATGAGGACGAATTGCCATGCGACATCACAAGCGAACTATTCGCGGCGTCTGTTGTGAACGGTGTTCGTCTGTACCCGTGGCAAGCCGTTGCCAAAGCACTCAAAGCCGAGAATGAGCGGTACAAAGATGCGCTGTATTCAATCGCTGGAATAAATGTCGGACCATCGCACATGATAAGAGCGTGGAAAGAAATGATGTTAGCTGCAAAGCATAGAGCCAAGGAAGCCCTCAGAGGTGAGTGAGTGAAACAGCGCTATGCCGCTCGAGCCGACGCCAATCAACCCGAGATACTTGAAGTTTTAAGAGGCATCGGTGCGCAAGCTTGGTTTATTGGTTGGCCGCTGGACTTATTGGTTGCCTTCCGAGGCAGATTTCATGTTCTTGAAGTGAAGATACCAGGAGGGCGACTGAACAGAAAACAGAAAACCACTATAAGACAAATGGAGGCTTGCGGCTGTGAAGCGCATGTTATTTATAGCCCCGGCGACGCGTTACGCGCAATAAAAGCTATTGGCAATGACAAATGAAGACAAATACACGTCTAACCATGCCTAACGGAGCCTAAAGGCAATGGAAAATAATTTCTCGGCCCAAGATATGCTTAAACAGCTTTTGGGTGCTAAGGCTTCTCCTGAGCGAAAAAGGAAAGTTGCCAAATTGCTTGCCGAAAAAATCGGAAGGAAATACCCGTTTTCTATTGGCTATCTTGAAAATCTCATTGCCGGAAGACAAGAATGTTCGCCAAATGGAGATATGTACAAGGCGCTTAGGGCAATCAGAGAAAAGCTGATATTAGCCCTTATAGGATATGTGGATAATTCGGAGGTCGAATGACAGACTTAGCCGAACCATACCTAGACCATCTACACTGCCTTAAGTGTGGTTATGTGTTTTCTGAGGTGATAGAGCACGAAGGGCGAACGGCGATTAGCCTAATGCTTGTGGATGGAACCGAAAGCAAGATATTCCGGGCAACTTTGACTTGTCCCATTTGTGGGGCAGAGCGGAAGTTTTATAGCGAACCGCTGAGCGGGATCCGAATTGGAGTTGTATAATTGAATGGAGGTGAGCTATGAACGCCTTGCTAGGCAAATCAGTTAATGTAAAGATAGAATTAGATGGGCGCGTCTTTGATCTTGATGATGCCTTTTGCAGCTCGATAGATATATCGTCCTTCGACGGCATTACTAATATAACTGGTGTTATAGAAGTGGAGATGAAATTTATTTCCAAGGGCATTCCTACAATGTCGCTGTCAGATTCGTATAAAGGCGAAAGTGAATTCTACTGTATGTATTGTTATTCCGAATGGATACCAGATAGACGGGGCAACTGCGGGGCCTGTGGGGCTCCGAAAAAAGCCGCAAAAGAATATGGCTAATTTGGAGGTAATTATGAACTGCCCACATTGCGGAGTTGAAATATTAGAGCATCTTGCGACTCGTTGTTTAGCTAAGTGGGTGGCCCTGTGGGGCTCCGAAAAAAGCCGCATGGGAAGTCGTTCATCATATAAATGGGACAAAGGACGACAACCGATTGGAGAATTTAGTCCTTTATCCGTCACAGGCAGAACACAATTCCGTTACAATATTGGAAAGGCGCATCAGGGAGCTTGAGCAAGAAAACGAAGAACTCCGAGCAGCGATAAAGGCAATAGGATAAAAAAGGTAGGTGAATGATGGAGAAGTCGTATGAACACAAACACCGTTTACGCAAGAGGCCTCTTATCACCACTGTTGGAACGGAGTTCTTTTGGCCTTGCTGTATCGACTGCGGAAAATCTGCATCTGATTGGGGAGAAGCCTTTACACAGTTGGAGGAGGAAGTCACCCAACTCGAAACCGAGAATGAGGCATTGAAGGATGTCTTGGAGATAGTCAGTTCCCTTGAATTCCAAGGCGAAATAACTGCCAAGGCAAACGCCATGCTTAGAGATGTGATGTGTAATGGGGCTGCGCATCCAGCATAAAACCCGCAGAGAGTAGTGACATTCCTTGACATACAGACTGATAACATATAGACTGTCAACGAACTAGGGTCAGAGCGACCCCGGCCTGCGGGCCGAAATTTCCGACTTGCGCCCGGTGCTTTTAAGCATCGGGTTTTGTTATTTAAATAGGATCCTCGAATGGCGCTTACCAATAAGCGGCGCATTTTCATAGAAGAATATCTTGAATGCTGGAATGGAGCCGAAGCAGCGCGCCGGGCTGGATATAAATACCCAAAGCGAGCTGCCAGTTTTTTGTTGACTATTCCTGACCTTCAAGAAGTAATTGCCAAACGCATAAAAGAGAAGGCGATGGGAGCTGACGAAGTTCTCGCGAGACTTGCGGATCAAGCCAGGGCGTCTATCACGAATGTAATTGAGCCGACCGGCAAGAGGACCTTTTTAATAGATACTGAAAAAGTGGCAGAATTTGGGCAGCTTATTAAGAAAATAAAGCACACAAAGTATGGTGTTGAGATAGAGCTTTATAGTAGTCAACAGGCGCTTGAATTGATTGGCAAGCATCACGGGCTCTTTAAAGAGCGATTAGATGTTACTAGCGGCGACCGCCCAATTAAGGGTTATGTAATTATAAGTCCTGAAGATTGGCCTCAGAACGGTGATGAATGAGAATATCAATCTATTCGAGCCGCTTGAGTGGCAGATAGCACCCTGGAAAGACATTTCGCCAGTCGTATTATTTACAGGAAGTGCGGGAGGCGGAAAATCGAGATTAGCTGCTGAAAAAATCAATGGATATTGTCTGCGATACCCCGGCGCGATGGCGGTTATGTTGCGTAAAACCCGGGAAAGCATGACAAATTCAACCGTGCTTTTTATGGATCGAACGGTAATCGCAAGACATCCAGAGGTAAAACACTACCCATCGAAAAATAGATTTGAGTATTCAAATGGTTCAATTTTGGCTTATGGAGGAATGAAAAATGAAGAACAGCGGGAGCAAATCCGATCTATAGGCCAGGAAGGTAGAGTAGATATTTTATGGATGGAGGAAGCAAATAAATTTTCCGAAGATGATTATCAGGAAGTTTTGGCACGTATGCGGGGAACAGCGGCACCTTGGCTGCAAACCATCCTAACAACAAATCCGGATGCGCCTACTCATTGGATTAATCGTAGATTGATTGTTGGAGGTGAAGCAAAGGTCTATTACAGCGGGGCTATGGATAACCCACATAACCCGCCAGCTTATTTAGAAACACTGGCAAGTCTTACAGGTGTAATGGGGAAAAGACTTCGCGACGGGAAATGGATACAAGCAGAGGGAGCGGTTTATGCGGATTATGATGCGGCGATTCATATATTAGATTACTTTGAACCACCGATCGGCTGGAGACGAATTAGATCAATTGACTTTGGATATACCAATCCTTTTGTGTGTCATTGGTGGGCAATTGACGATGATGGCAGGATGTGTCTTTATCGTGAAATTTATATGAGCCAACGAATTGTTGAAGATCATGCCAAGAAGATCAAGGAAGTAGAACACTGGTATCTAGAGAACGGAAAACCGGACCCAAATAGAGAAAGGATAGAAGCAAGCGTTTCCGATCATGACGCTGAGGATAGGGCCACATTACATCGATATGGAATTATTACTCAGCCTGCGAAAAAGAGCATATCGCCCGGGATACAAGCAGTACAGAAACGTCTATTGATTGCGGGAGACAATAAGGCACGGTTGTATTTCATGCGCGGCGCTTTGGTAGAGCAAGACGGGCGATTATTAGATAGCCGAAAGCCAACATCCACGCTAGAAGAGATTGAGGGATATGTGTGGCCTAAATCAAACGAGGGTAGACCAGCAAAAGAAGTGCCAGTCAAAGAAAATGATCACGGTATGGACGCGATGAGATATGGCGTGATGTATCTTGATAGTGGCGTCAAAAAGAAAGCGACTAGTAGGCAGGGTTAAGGAGTGACAAAAGATGGCCGGAGCGATCAATGAGACAAAACGATATTTTGTGCCATGCCCATTTTGTGGCTTGGGGATGGTTTATGTTCAAGTGCAAATTGGCAATCGCACCGATCAAAGTGTAATGGCTTGGGCTTGTAGTTGTAATCAATCGGAAGCAGCATCAAATAGTCGCGTTAAGAGATCAATTGTTGATGCACAATATGTCGAGCCCCTAAAACTAAAATGAAAAATTTAAATAGACAGGGATAGGAGAGGCAATGAACGAAACAATAAGTAATTGTGATATAGGACAAACTGGATACGTTCATTTTGGTACATACCCGGAGGGAGGATATACGTGTCCGATTTGTGGAGCGTGGGTGAATTACAACGATTTCCATTGTTGTTGGCCCAATCAATCATATTGTCGGGTTTGGGTAAATTACCGACCATTCCAACCCGACTACACCGGACTTCTAACTGAGATAAAAGATTTGCTCGGCCAACTAATTAAACTTCTTGGGTAGAGATAAAATGGCAAATCCTGGTGCGATTCTAACCAAAATCATACAGGGATCCAGAGCATCCAAGTTGCCCGTGAACGATTTGGACCGTGCTTATCAAGCCTTATCCGGGAAGCTGTCTATCTACAATCTGCTATGGAAATACTATGACGGTGATCAGCCATTGATGTACACCAGTAGACGGATGGATGATATTTTCAAGGACTTGGAACTATCTAAGTTTGTAGAGAATTGGTGTGCAGTGGTGATCGATTCGGCCAATGATCGTATTATGTTGGACTCGCTATCTTCAAAAGATGCCAAGGTAGAAAAGCAACTGGCATTAGACTGGGAAGATTTCGGCCTGGCGGTAGAGGCCAGCGACGTTCATGAGGCGGCCCTGGTCATCGGGGAATCATTCCTCATGATTTGGGCAGAAACTAATGATGAGGAGAAAGACGAGCTCCAGGTCTTCTACAATGATCCTCGATTATGCCATTTATTTTATGAACCTGGCAATCCTAACAAGAAACGATTTGGAGCGAAATGGTGGGTAGACTCTGCGAATTTCGTGCGCCTTACGCTCTATTATCCTGACAGGCTGGAATATTACCGAACAGAGAAACCGAATATGCAGATCCATGATTATCGGGCGTTTAGACCTTTCAACCCTACAACGGGGAGGTTCCCGCCCATAAATTTACGACCGAAATTGTCAGCACGTATTCCTATGAATCCAGCACTTGAAGGAGCCCTTGAAAAGCTAGACGAGGACATTGCTGGCACTAGGCCAGAAAACCCGTATGGCGAAGTCCCATTCTTTCATTACCGACTTGAGCGGCGCCAGATCAAAAGCGATCTAACCAATGCGATTCCTCTACAGAATGGTATTAACAAACTGGTCACGGACATGATGGTTGCAGCAGAATATGGTGCGTTCAAGCAACGATGGATAATCAGCAATGCAGACACAAGCAGCCTAAAGAATGCCCCTAACGAAATGTGGGAAGTCCCCGCCGGAGATGGAACAGGCCAACAATCATCGGTAGGACAGTTTGAGGCTACCGAACTCAAAAATTACGTTGATGCTATTGACAGTCTGGCATCGGCCATCGCTATTATCAGCCGAACCCCGAAGCACTATCTTTATGGTCAGGGTGGAACTCCAAGTGGCGAAGCTCTCATTGCTATGGAGGCACCACTAGTCAAGCGCTGTCAGGAACATATTGCTCAATTTAAGCCAGTATGGAAAGACGCCGCTCGTTTCATGCTGAAGATCCGAGGAATTGAAATAGAAAAGCGGGACATCGTTGTGAATTTTGCTGATCCTGAAACCATCCAACCCAAGACCCAGGCGGAGATCCGAGAGAGCGGCAAGAGAGCTGGTATTCCATTGAATACGCTACTTCGGAATGAGGGCAAGGACGATGCCTGGATTAAGCAGATGGAAGCAGACAAGAAATCAGAGGGCGAAGCATCGCCTGTGCTGGCGTTGTTAGACGAAATACGCAAGGGTAAAGGGAAAGAAAATGCTGATGCAGAGTAACGTTAAATCACCCGAAAAGAAGCGGATCCATAATCTGTCTGGCTTCAGATGTCCTAAGTGTTATAACAATTTTCTAGTGTTTTCCTTTAAGGTACTAGCATCAAAAGGGTATAGCTGTCAGACGTGCGGATATACCTTTATGGTGTCTGAGATCGATCTTTTAGCTGCAAACCGGAACCGGAAAGAATTAGTCGAAAGCGAGGCCAGAAAGGTACTCGCGAGGAAGGGATTTTGATGACTGCAAATGCTTGGGATTTCTACAACATATTCACGGAATACATCGGAGACGGCACATGTGATATGGACGAGGACTCTTTTAAGATGGCGTTGTTTCTGTCCACATCAAACTGTGCAACGCTGACCCTAGACGCCTATGCGAGCTTTGATAACGAACATGCACAGGCAAATGGTTATACAACGGGTGGTCAGGCTATGTCCAGCGTGGTATGGACCAGAGACGCGGGAAGCACAATGTTTGATTCTGATGCGCCAGTTTGGACCGCATCGGGAGGGTCGATTGTCTGTCGCTTTGCCATGATCTATGATGATACTGTGGCTGCGCCAACGGCAGATCCACCCGTCTGCTATTCGTTGCTTGACAACGCGCCTGCCGATGTGACTGTGACCGATGGCAATACGCTAACTGTCACACCGCACGCGAGTGGAATATTTACCGTAGCAACGTAAAGGGGTTGATGATGCTGCCCCAATTGCGGCAATGGGCTGAAGTTCAAGAGCAACTTCGGTTGAATAAGATATACCAAGGTCTTCGGGTTTCTGACGACAGGCCTCGGTATATCTTTGATGGCAAGGGTCGGGACTATTACAGGAAGTTCCATCCTGATAAAAAGATAAAGTCTATCTTTGTCCCCGGTCATGGCATTAAGTATTATCGCCCCATTTTTGGAGCAAGTCCAGGCACGTATTACATGCGTGCGGATGGGGAATTAGAAAGCAAGACGGGTGCGGATGGTCCCGGGAATGACGCAAGTAAATGTATGGATATTGCTGCACACAGTGGGGATACTTTCGCCGCAGGCGATGTTATTAAATGTTGTGACGACGGAGGAAATTTTGGAAGATTGATTCTTCCATCAGCGGGGTCGGAGGGTAGTCCGATTCTCTATGAACCCGAGAGCGGGGATTCGCCCATCTTTACTACAAGAGGAATAGTCTCTGGTTCGGGTACTGCTGAGAACTGGACCGAAGACGGAAGCAATGTGTGGTATATCTCTTCGGCATTTGATCCCCTAAGAATATGGCTAGATTCGACCGAGTATCTCAGGGCGGAATCGAGTAAGTCCGATATAACCTCGACAAAGCGATGGTATTGGGATGACGACACGGATCGTTTGTATGTATATGCCACGGAGAATCCGGCGTCGTTTTACAGCACTATAGAAGCCACAGAAATAACCTCTGGTACTCAATACACGGTGCTTTTTAATGAGAGCATAAACTATATAACCCTTGATGGTTTGGATATTAGGGGTGGTGAAAACGGCATCTATTTGGACGGGATCAATAATCTCATCCTAAAGAATTGCCTTATTGGGCGAGACGGTTTCTTCGGCATTATGATGTATGGGGTCGGGGAAAATCAGAATGATTATGTCACTATATACGACTGCACTTTTGAAAGCGGATACAATCTTGATTACTCTGGCTATAGTTCCCCGTTTCCAGGCCCCGGCGATGGTATAAGGCTTCAATATGGTGCCAATTATTGGGATGTTTATGACAATGATTTCAGCAATTGGGGACATAGTGCCTTTGGCATCGGAACAACTGCGAATACGATCAGTTATAACAAGTTCCATGATAATGAAATTTCAGCACCCAACATGAAGTATGCCCGTGCATTTGGCTGTGCTGGTGAGGATGGTAAATGTGTAGGCAACGAATTTTATAGGAATTATTGCCACGATCTTACCGTTAGAAGTCAGGTCGGCGGGAACGGTAACAAGATTTACTACAATGTTTTCTACAACATCACAGATTCGCCCACTGTTAATGGTGGCGAAGTTGGTCAAGGTTTATCTTTGGAATCAGTAGATAATCCAAGTGTGGTTTGCGATGGCAATATGATCTATAACAATTTATTCATGGATATTGATTCAGAAGGTATTAGGCTTGAAGAATTCTCGGAGGGAGATATAGAGAACAACATTATACGAAATAATATTTTGGTTAACTGTGGTAGAGCCTCAGAGGCCTTCCCCAATATCGCTCTTCGCATAGATGATCATGCTGATGTGAATAATAACACCTTTGAAAATAACTGTCTTTACAAATCGGGAGAAACTGACATTGTTCATTACCGCGGATCGGCTTGCACCGTTGCGGAATTTGAATCAGGTGTCAGCAATGGCGATGTGGCTGCCGACAACATCACGGGCGACCCGCTTATCATGGATGCGGCCAATGGCGATTTTACGCTTGAATCAGGCTCTCCCTGTATCAATGTAGGTAAAGACGTGAGCCTGACCTTAGACTTCAACAAGATTCCCGTTGGTCGAGGTACGGCACCGGATATGGGCGCATGTGAAACGCTCAAAGGTGGACCGAGGAGACTATAAGTGGCAACAGATTACACCAGTGATGCAAACATGGTTGCTTACTATATGTTTGAGGACGATCCAGGGCTTACTAAATCCGGTACTGGAGACAACCATGTTGATGATGGCGGGAATCTTCCTGATAAAGACACCGTGAATTACAAGGAAGGAATACAGAGCGCTGATTTTGTCGCGGCCAATTCAGACAATATATATGCGGCTGACGCATCTTTAACGGCTGATTTTCCTGGGATAGAAGCATCCGATAGTTTTTCGATTGTAGCGTGGGTTCAAATGGACGATCATGCGTCAAGGACAATTTGCTCCCATTATATTGGTACAAATATATGGCGGTGGGAAGCAAATGGAGACGGCAAGCTCTGGTGCAGACTTTATTACAGCGATGGCGGGGGAGGACACGTTGAAGGCGCAGCGAACACTGCGCTTTCCGAAGACGGTTCGACTTGGCATCATGTCGCAATGGTGTTAAATGGAACAGCAAACAAGATTTATCTTTATTTAGATGGTGACATAGACAACGGTGAGGGCCTTGCTTTTGACCACACTATGAAGACCGCTGAGAACAGTTATTTTTGCATTGGGGCTCATGCGGGTGGTGGAGTTCACATGGAAGGACGAATTGATGAATTGGCTGTATTAAATCGCGCCTTAGCAGAAGCTGAGATAGAAGAAATTATTGCCAGCGGTTTGACGGGCGGCGCAGTAGCGGCTCCAACGAGTGTACTTTACGGCCCATTGGTCGGGCCATTGGGAGGACCAATTTAATGAGCGTACCATATTACGGTGATTTTGCAGAGGACGACACGGTAAATATTCCGTTCAATACGTTTTCCTCTGACGACCCTAGTGCATCTGTGACAATTACTGATTTAGCTGATGCTGATATTAAAGTGCATAAGGATGGCAGCACTGATGAAATAGCAACAGACGGTGCGACAGTAGTTATTGACTTTGATTCTCGTACAGGCGCGCATCTTATCACGATAGATACTAGCGCCCACGCTGACTACACAACTGGCTCTGAGTATGCCGTTCTTATAGAAGGCACAACAGTTGACGGGGGTACGATAACAGCGTGGGTTGGGGCGTTTTCTATTGAGAGAGCAGGGGGTACTTTAGCTTTGGCGAAGTTGATCCAGGCGGCTGTTATCACAAATGCCGCTGGCGCTGACATCGCTGCGGACATCATCGCCTTGAAAGCCGAGACTGTAGAAATCTTAGCAGATACGGATGAAATTGGAGCAGCGGGCGTGGGCCTAACGGAAGCTGGGGGAGACGGCGACCATCTGACTGAGGCTGGCGGTGACGGCGACCACTTGAATGAAGCCGGAGGTGACGGGGACCACTTGACGGCTATCGACTTACCCAATCAGACAATGGATATTACGGGCGATCTGTCCGGTTCAGTTGGATCAGTAACGGGCGCGGTCGGAAGTGTGACTGCCGAGGTGGACGCCGATGTAGTCAAGATTTCAGGCGATGGAACCGCAGCCGATACACTAGAGCTGTTTGTCGAAATTCTCAACCAGTCTACGGGTCAACTAGACAATGGCTCTCTTGATGCAACGATGGATGTCTATCAATCCAAGACGGTTTTGATTGATGACGACACCGGATCAAAAGATTGGTATATCACGGTATGGTTCGAAAATGGTGAACCAATTACGAGTGGCATAACTTCTCCGACAATTCAGGTAGTCAAAATCTCGGATGGATCTGATCTTATTGCATCTGACGACCAAACAGAAATTGCTTCGCTCGGTCTTTACAAATATGAGGAAGGAACAGACCGAGTTGTGAATGGAGCTGGTTATATCGCCAAGACGCAGGCAACGATCGGTGGAGCAACTCGCACTTGGTTCCAACCAGTAGGACGGGACAGCTAGACAAATGGGCGCGAAGTCTTGGTATCTCTTTTTCGATGAGCCGGACTATAACCTAGTCGCAGTTGCAGATAACATTGATATTGAGATTCCAGTAGCTTCTCTAACGCTAACGGGTTACGTTCCGGGTATTACTAATCCACAAGGAATGACCATTCCCGTTGCATCGCTTACCTTAACCGGATATGCCCCGCCTATTGACACCGGTATAGTAGTCCCCGTCGCTTCATTAACTCTGACGGGCTATGTACCCGTTCCCGGCAGAGGCGTTCCGGTTCCCGTTGTATCTCTCGCCCTAACAGGATATGTCCCAATTGTTGACAGCGGGATTGTGGTTCCTGTAGCTTCCTTGACGCTTGCGGGTTACGTGCCAGAAATCGACAACCCGCAAGGCATGACAGTTCCAGTTGCATCACTTACTTTGACTGGCTACGTGCCTCTTATCGAGGTAGGTGTTCCTGTCCCGGTTGCGTCGCTAACACTAACTGGATATGCACCTCTTATTGAAGTAGGTGTCCCCATTCCAGTTGCATCGCTAACACTAACTGGATACGCACCGGAAATTGATAACCCCCAGGGAATGACAGTCCCGGTTGCCTCGTTGACTCTGACTGGATATGCCTCCATCGTTGATACAGGAATAGTGGTGCCAGTTGCTTCGTTGACGTTGACTGGCTATGTGCCATTACCCGGCAGGGGCGTTCCTGTACCAGTCGCTTCGCTTACTCTGGCTGGTTATGCGCCCATCGTTGACACGGGCATTGTGGTCCCGGTTGCATCCCTCACCCTGACGGGATATGCCTCAATTATCGACACTGGAATAGTTGTTCCTGTCGCATCGCTTACTTTGACGGGCTATATTCCAGACATTGATAATCCACAGGGAACGATAGTTCCTGCCGCATCGCTCGCACTTACGGGTTATGTACCTATCGTCGGCGTTGGTGTTCCTGTTCCTGTCGCGTCGCTAACGCTAACGGGTTACGCATCCGTTGTCGATACTGGCATTGTCGTACCTGTTGCCTCTCTAACATTAACTGGTTACGCTTCTGTAATTGATACGGGAATTGTGGTTCCCGTCGCGTCGCTTGCGCTTACCGGTTATGTGCCTGTCCCAGGTAGAGGAGTCCCTGTTCCGGTTGCCTCGCTTTCACTCGCGGGTTACGTTCCTATAATTGACACGGGTATCGTCGTTCCCGTCGCCTCGCTAACTCTCAGCGGTTATGTTCCGATTATTGTTGCTGGTGAGCTGGTAGAGATCGAAGTTCCTACCGCTTCATTAACTCTTACAGGCTATGTGCCAAGCGTGGGATGTGTCGGAATTGGTGTGCCTGTTGCATCGCTAACACTGACGGGATATGCTCCTACGGTCATAGCTGCAATTGATATTGATATAGAAGTCCCCACGGCATCGCTGACTCTAACAGGTTATGCTCCCACAGTCGTAGCGGTAGGACATATCAACATTGAAGTCCCTGTCGCATCATTGATCCTGACAGGATATGTGCCCGTCCCGGGTAGGGGTGTCCCTGTTCCTGTTGCCTCACTTACTCTGGCGGCTTATGCGCCAATCGTAGATACTGGCATCACTGTCCCCATAGCATCATTATCTTTGACAGGCTATGCCCCGATTGTTGATACTGGGATTACCATTCCCGTTGCTTCACTCACATTAACCGGATATGTTCCAGACGTTGCCAATCCACAAGGAATGACGGTTCCTGTAGCGTCATTGACTTTGACGGGATATGCTCCATCCATAGATGAAGGCGTTATCGTTCCCGTGGCTTCACTCGTGCTTACGGGTTATGCTCCCGCCATCGACACTGGGATAATTGTTCCCGTTGCATCACTCACTTTGGCGGGATATGTCCCAATAATCGACACAGGAATCACGGTTCCAGTTGTCTCTCTCACCCTGACAGGATACGCTCCAGATGTCTCCGTTGCCTATGTGATCCCGGTAGCCTCATTATCTCTAACGGGTTATGCGGTCATCATTGGCGAGGGAGTGATTGTTCCGGTTGCGTCGCTCACGCTGACTGGCTACGTTCCGGGCGTTACTGCCCCAGTTGAGATTGAAGTTCCTGTAGCTTCTCTAACATTGACAGGCTATCTGCCGACTATTGGGGCTCCGGTAGAAATAACCATTCCTTCTGGCGCACTGACACTCACAGGATATGTTCCAAATATAGCAACCCCGATGAGTATTACAATCCCGGTTGCAAGTCTGGATCTGCTCGGATATGCCCCCGAAATATTAGCAACGGCGAATGTTGATCTTACAATTCCGCTTGCAGACCTGACGCTTGCTGGATATGCACCCATAATTGGCACAATCAAAATCACGGGCATAGTTGAATTCATACTAGATAAGCGATCAGTGGAATTGATTATGGCTTCTAGATCGTTAGCCCTAGTCTTGGAGGACAGATGAGCAGTAAAAGGGAATTCACGAATAGCCCTGTATTTCAGGGAGAAGACGAAGAATTGGCCTACGAGGTCGATACGAGTGAATGGGAAGGCTATACCAGCGATGCGACCAATGTATTGAAAGACAAAGATGGCACAGATGTTTCAGACACTAAGCTGGATGGCGCGCCTTCGGCAGTGGGCGATGTGATTACGACATCAGTTGTAAAGGATCTCGAAGCAGGAATGAAATATCGTCTTGAGGTTATGTGGATACATCTTGGCAATGTTTTTGAGGGCTGGGGCTATATCATTGGAGAGGTATAGTAATGGCCCTTCCCTTACCGCCTGCCCCAGACACCAGCGTGGTTGTACGGCGTCTTCGGGAACACAAGCAATTATTGATCGCTCAAGATGCCGAGACCATGATAGTAATGGCCGAGCATTGGCATCAACTGGAGAATACACTTGAGGCACAAATCAGTTTGTTAGCCAGAGAAATAAGCGAAATGCGGGCTTCAGGAGAGGTGGTTGGTGTCAATCGATTGTTGAAAATGGACAGGTATCAAAAATTGTTGGTTCAGTTGAACGCAGAAATGGGCATTTATAACGAATGGGCAATAAACGAGATTGCTGTTCGACAGGAATTATTGGGAAGGTTAGGTGTCGAACACTCAGTAAACGCAATCCAACTATCTTATTTCGAAGCTGGCATGGGAATTGGGATTGAGTTCAATCGCCTTCCGGTTTTGGCAGTTGAAAATATGGTGAGAATGGCTGGGCCAGGTGGTCCGCTTGGCGATCTATTACAAGAAGCATATCCCGCTTCTGCCGAGCGAATGACAAATGCTCTGATCGAAGGCGTTGCATTGGGCTATCCACCCGGGGAGACTGCTAGGCACATGATGGACGGAATGGCTGAAGGATTGAATCGAATTACCACTATTGCTCGTACTGAGCAACTGAGAGTTTATAGGGAAGCTTCCAGACAACAGTATGAGGCAAGTGGAGCAGTACCAGAATACGAACGCTTGGCAGCCAGGTTGCCAAATACTTGTATGGCTTGCATTGCATTGGACGGAACGATTTATCACACAAGCGAGTTGATGGAAGTCCATCCAAACGATCGATGCACTATGATCCCGCATGTTTCTGGCGTGGCTCCACCGGAGAGAGAACTGGCGGGCACTTGGTTTGCTAGACAGGATCCCAGTCTACAGAAACAGATGATGGGACCTGGAAAGTTTGCTCTATATGAGCAAGGAACAATAGGTTTACAGGACTTGGTACAAAGGAGCGTACATCCGATCTGGGGCCCGTCGATAGGAATAACTAATCTTGCGGATTTGCAGTAATGCCAAATGACATTCCTTGACAAGTGCATCTGTAGCATGTAGACTGTCATCGGATAGAAGCCCCTGCATCGAGGGCACGCCGGACGTATAACCGAAAGAGTGAACAGCCGTACTTAGATGCGGAAAGCCTCCGTGAGCGACCTGGACAGGGGCTTCTAAAAAACTAGGAGCATAGCGCTCCCAGCTTGCGGGCTGAAATACCGAAGTTGCGACCGGTCATCTTTTAGGTGGCCGGTTTTGTTGTTTAAGTAGGACTCTCGAACTAATTAGCGGGATGCTAGTTCTGGCGGGATGCCAGAGGGAGATATGATGAATAACTTGTTTGAACGCATGATTGTCCTCGATAAAGATGGCGGCGCGGGAGGCGACGACAAAGACGGGGACGGGGAAGGGGATCTTTCCAAAGATAAGGGTAAAACTCAGCCAGAAGCATTGGACTGGGACGCTTGGCACAAGACTTTGCCGAAGGAAGTTCAAGCCCTTATCGTTGAACGCGAAAGTGGTCTTAGGACTGCCCTTAAGACCGAGCGGGATGCTCGTGGAGAGGCAGAGAAGGATCTGCGCGATGTTGCTAAAAAGTTAGAAGAAGGCAGCGAAGCGCAGAAAGAAGTCCTGAAGCTGGCAGATGCCGTGGCGGTAGGGAATACCAAGGCGGACTTTTATGAAGATGCACATGAGGCTGGCATTTCTAATCTCAAGCTGGCCTACCATGTGGCCATAACTGAGGACTTGTTCGACAAGCGAGGGAATGTCGATTTCGAGAAGATGAAAAAAGACTTTCCCGAATTGTTCGTCAAATCGCCCCGCAAACCCCCCGGCGGTGCTGGGGCAGGAGCTGGGGATGATCTAGGTCAACCGGCTAGTATGAATGAGTATATTCGTCGCTCGGCTGGGAGGCAAACATAAAAAATTATGAGGTGTCGTCATGGGTTACACAGATTACATTTCAAGAGATGACGCTGCGGCACTGATTCCCGAAGAAGTACAGCGGGAAATCGTCCAAGGTATAACGGAGGAATCCGTTGTTATGCGCCTTGGAAAAAGACTGGCTAATATGTCTCGTGCTCAGTATCGTATGCCCGTTCTCTCATTGTTCCCAACTGGTTATTTCGTGAATCCGACAGATAAGGGTCTGAAACAAACCACTGAGATCAATTGGGCGAACAAATACATCAACGCCGAAGAGATCGCTGTCATTGCTCCAATTCCACAAACCGTTCTCGATGACGTTGATTACGACATTTGGGCACAAATTAAACCCCAAATCGTCGCTGAATTTGGTCGTGTTTTCGATGCTGCGGTTCTCTTTGGAACCAATGCTCCTGCCACTTGGCCGACTGATATTCTAGCGGGTTGTGCAGCGGTATCCGATGCAGCTCATACAGTGACATTGGGTGCTGGTGCCGACATCTATACGGACATCTGCGATGTGGGTGGAGTTATTTCCTTCGTGGAGGAAGATGGCTTTGCACATTCTGGCGCAGTGGCCGATCTGAGTATGCGCGCTCAATTGCGTGGATTACGTGACGCTGATGGAAACTTGATCTTCTCACGTTCCATGCAGGACGCATCTCCATATATGCTGGATGGTGAGCCGATGTACTTCCCACGGAATGGTTGTTGGGATGTCGCCCAGGCCCACATGATCCTTGGTGATTGGAGTCAGTTGGTCTACTCGGTTCGTCAGGACATCACCTATAAGCTCCTGACCGAAGCCGTGATCCAGGATGCTACCGGGGCAATCGTTTACAACCTGCCACAACAGGACATGGTAGCCCTCCGTTGCGTTATGCGCATTGGCTGGCAGCTCCCGAATCCGATCAACCGCTTAGAGGAAACCGAGGCTAATCGGTATCCATTCGCAGCACTGATCCCATAAGGAGGTCAGTTGTCTGAATAATGAAAGTAAACCTATAGGAGGTATGACATGGGTTTATATCCAAGAAATCTAAACGAGTATGTCGCAGGCATGGGCATTCCTCGTAGCTACAACTCGCAGGCGTACATTGTCGATCCTGCGAACGGGGATGATTCCTATTCTGGGACGAACTGGCTTCACCCAATGAAGACGGTTCTTGCTGCTGAGGATAAGTGTGTAGCAGATCGCCACGATGTTGTGCTGTTCCTAGCACGTGCCGCTGCTGACAACCCGACTGAAGCAATCGTATGGGATAAAGACTACACCCATCTGATCGGTGTGGGGTCGGAGCTTCCTGGTTTAGGTAATCGTTGTCGCTTAGTTGCAGCAGCTGCTACCACTCTCGCGACATGCATAACCTTTGAGGGCAATGGTTGTATCGTGAAGAACATGCAATTCGGCAACGAATACGCCACCGGAGCTATAGGTGTAGGTGTCATTACCGGCATCCGAAATTACTTCGAGAATGTGTTTTTCATGGTTCCATTTTCTACTACCGCTCATGCACATTCACTAAAGTTGTCGGGTGGGGAGAACACGTTTAAGCGAGTTACCATCGGCCAGACAACCTCAGTACGCGCCGCTGCATCTCATAGTCTGTGGGTTTATGAGGGAGCGGGAGACAATCAGCGGAACAAGTTCATTGATTGTGAACTTCTTTCCTGGTCATCTGTTACAACTCACACTCTAGTCTATATCGATGTTGATATTGAAAATGAGGGTTTCTCCCTTTCCTTTGAGAACACCTTATTCTGGAATCTCAATGGTTCTGGTGAGGCTGGCGGGGTTCTGGCAGTGGCGATTGATGATAACTGTGCAGTGCATCATCAAATTCTCATGCGCGGACATGGCAACAGCATTGCCGGATGCACGGCAGTAGCTGACCCGTTGACCTATGTACTTCAAGCTGAAGTGGGCGGAACGGTTTCCGGTCTGTTGATGGCAACAGTTGCCGAAGGTTAAGCTGGATTCGAACTAGACAAATAGTAAGGCATGGCGCGAGCTATGCCAAGGAGTATTACCATGACAGTAGCAATAAGTTCAATCGGCTCTGGTCGATTGGCAATTGACATCACTGGTGTTGCCTCAACGGCTGCCGCCGGGCAAGGACAGATTCTAAACCCCGAAGGCTGTGATCTGCACATCTGCCGAGCGCATATCTTAGCGAAAACCGAATCCACAGGCTCATCGGAGCTCGATATTGGTGTTGCCGCCACAGGTGTCCAAGCTACAGATGTTCTCGATGGCGATGACATGAATGGGGTCACTGAAGGGAAGTGTATCCAGTGCTTCGCTGAAGCTGGAGCGAAAACCGAGTTGGTTCCCGCAGTTTGGACCGCAGCCAAGTATCTGACCTTCACTGCTTCGGCAACATTGGTCGGATTCACTGGCACACTGTTTGTGGAGTATCTACGAACACTTCCTGAATAGGAGTGACCAATGGCTGCAACTGAAGCTATGAGAGATCGTCTTCGCCGTATGGTTGACGAACCTAACATTGTTACCTATGACGACGATACGCTAGATGATTATATCGAAGCGTATCCTCTAATGGATGCTCTCGGAACGAATCCACTCGAAACGGACTTCACTACTACACCTCCAACAATATCAGAGCGTGACGAGTGGATTCCAACTTATGACCTACACGCTGCCGCCGCGGACATCTGGGAAGAAAAAGTCGCCGTCTTAGCTGATGAATTTGATTTCAAGGCAGATGGCGGCTCCTACTCTCGCAGTCAAAAATACTTGCAATACATGGCTAAAGCCAGACACCACCAAAGCCGCAGATCAGCAAAGACAATCAAGTTATTTGTTGAGCCAAGAACGATTTCTAGCGAGGAATAGGAAAATGACGATAAAACTTGTTCATCCTGAAACCAAGGCGGTGAAAGAGATTGCCGAATCAGATGCACTAATGCTCAGACTTTTGAAGCGCGCTGGTTACGTGTTGGCTAAAGGATATAAACCGCCAGTTGTACCTCCTCCAGAACCATCGTTGGCAGACGTAGTTGAAAGTCAGAGCGAGAAGATGGAGATCGCTGGAGTTGAAGTGGCGGCTGAGGAAGCTATTCATGTTCCTGTAGCGGGGGTTGCCAAACCCTTATCTGAAATGAGCACGAAAGAACTGCGGGCATTGGCCAAAGAACGGGGAATTAAAATCCCGTTTGATGTTCACTCGAAGAAAGGTATCGCTGATCTGCTGGAGAAATAATGTTCTCATCGTCTGATTTAACAAACATGAGAACGACGCAACAGAATCATCTCATGGACGAGTGTGTCACTCAAGCGTTTGTTGAGACGGCAGATACTTTTGGCGAATTGGTACAAACGTGGCCGGCCGACAGTGCGGCGCTTGTTTGTGGCTTAGACATGCGTTCAGGAGCTGAACGGCATGGGATAGATATGACCGTTCTGGAGTGGGATGCTGTGATTCGTCTACCGATCACATCTGCGCCCAACGCCAAAGACCGGATAAAGATTACTAAACGCTTTGGCGAAACCTTGGATACGGCTTTGGTTTATGAGATCGTTGGTCCAATTCAAAGAGGCCCGTCTGGTGTCAGGCTATTGCTGAAGAGAGTTGAGACATAATGAAACCAACAGTGACCGTAGTTTGTGTCAAGGATAATTTCGATAAAGCGCATCTTACGGGCGCAATACTCATGGAAGCAGCCAAAGCAGGAGGTTTTGTAGTTGAGGGTGCGGCGAAGGTTAATGCCTCGTCTGGACGACCTGGGTTAGAAGTCCAAACCGGTGCCTTGGTAGGTTCCATTGAAACTACAGAGGCAAAAAGCACAAAAACCAGAGCAGAGGTGAATGTTGGCCCTAGCGTGTTGTACGCAGCTATTCATGAGTTCGGCGGGATTATCGTGCCTGTAGTCGCTAAGATGCTTAGTTGGATCTCAGATACAGGGGAGCGTATCTTTGCGAACGCGGTCCATATCCCGGCTCGTCCATATCTTCGTCCGGCCATTGATGAAAACGAAGACAAGATCGTAAAAGCAGTTGAGACAGAAGTCCGCCGCCAGCTTGATAAGGTAGGGTAATGACCGTACTTGAGGTGACAATAGCATGAAAGAGACACAAATGATCAGGCGATATTATCCACGTAGGTTGCGTAGATTGCTTACGTTGAAGCAAGCAAAAGACATCCTGCATGTACATAATATGCCCCGTCGAATGCTATATCGAGTATGGGGTGATCTAATGCGTAGCTTCCCCCGGGGAACCTTGGTATGACCATGCTGGAGGAAGGATTACTTAGCTATCTAACAGGTGCCAGTTGCCCAAATCTAACGGCTTTGATCGGCACTCGAACTTATCCCATGCGGATCCCGCAAGGGGCAACCTTACCATGTTTGACTTATCAGCGGATCTCTACTCCGCGGATCCTAACCCATCAATCATCTGGGGCAACGGGAGACCTGGCACATCCTCGTTTTCAATTCGATGCCTGGGCCAGTACCCAAAAGGCGGCTAAGGCTATTACTGATCAAGTACGGGCTTATCTGAACGGCAAAACTGGCGAGATCGGCACTGCACCGAACAATATAACTATCCGGACAGCATTGGTGGATGGCGAAACCCCAGAGTTCGATCCGGAAACTAAAATATACCGTAGCCGGAGCGACTATTTTATCTGGCATGAAGAGGAGTGAAATATGAGCAGCAAATATGCAGCATTTGGAATAGCACTTCAAATGGGCACTGCACAGGTTGAAACAGTCACCATTGTAATAGATGACCCCACCAATCTGATCACGTCAAGCGGCGACGCGGATGTAACTGTCACCCATGCTGGGATGACTGGTTCTGGTGTGGCCAAGAGTGTAGCTTTGCTGGAAGATGATACCGCAGATGATGTGGCGACCAAGATAGCGGCACACCTGAATGGTATATCTGATGTCACTGACCACATGACCATTAAAGTGTCGGGGCCAAACATAATATTCAGGCTGTTGGAGGGTGAGGCCAATGATGGAACTTTCAATATCGCTTATGCAGATGACACTTGTGCTGGCCTCACTGATGATGCTACCTCGACTGACACTACTGCAGGCGTTGATCTCGTGGAGACGGCTGGCGTTACAAATATCAGTGGTCCAGGTCTTAGCGTTGATACTGTGGATGTGACTACGCACGATCAGTCAGCCGCCTGGGAAGAACAGGTTGCGGCTATTATCCGAAGCGGTGAAGTCAGCCTAGACCTTGTATATGATCCGGCGGACGACACGCAAGATGCAACCGCGGGAGCTGGCCTATTATCCAGGTTGGAAGGACGAATATTGACCCATTTTAATCTGGTTTTTCGCAGCACCTACAATTGGACATTTTTCGGATACGTCAACGGATTCGAACCAACGGGTGCCATTGAAGGCGCGCTGACCGCTACTGCAAGATTGAAAATCGCAGAAGCACCAGTCTTAGAATAGAACTAACCTAGAAACACGGAGGTAAACCAATGAGTAGTAAATATGCAGCGTTTGGAATAGCTCTCCAGAGGGTAACGACGGAGATCGCAGGCGTCACGAATATTTCCGGTCCTAGCTTGTCCCTAGACACCGTAGATGTGACCACTCATGACACAGCTAACTATTGGGAAGAGGTCGTCGGTACGATCTTACGTTCGGGTGAAGTCTCGCTTGATCTTGTCTACGATCCGGCAGACGCTACCCATAAGTATGCTGCTGGGGGTATTCTTCATGATTTAGTTTCGAGAGCAGAAGTAGCGTACAAGTTAATCTTCCCAGACGCTACAGAGTGGAGTTTCAATGCTCTCGTTGTTGGATTTGAGCCAACTGGGGCCATAGAAGGCGCATTAACCGCAACCGCTAGATTTAAGATTTCTGGAGAGCCCACGTTGGCATAAGCAGTCGAATAATAATCCAGGAGAAAGATGATGTCTATATTCGGCAAGAATAAAGGCGTGTTGACTGCAAAGGATATTCTGGGCGTGTCCGACATTCAGATTGAATTGGTGTCGGTCCCTGAATGGGGCGGGGAAGTGTATGTAAAGGGGATGACCGGCTCAGAGCGTGATAAATACGAAGCCGATATGTTTCCTTTGCGTGTAGGTGAGCCTAAGAGGGGGAAGATCAGAAGGCCAAGACCGATCAATTTGTCGGATCTCCGTGCCAAGTTATGCAGCATGACGATCTGCGATGCAGATGGTAAGCGGCTCTTCTCTGAGAAAGATGTCAAGGTACTCACAAAGAAAAGTGCCGCAGCACTGCAACGGGTATTCGTCGTCGCTCAGAGATTATCAGGCATAACGGATGAAGACATTGAAGAGCTGGCGGAGGGGCTTGAAGAAAGCCCTTTCGACGCTTCTGCTTCCGACTCGCAGGACATCTAGGAACGACAGTTGCCGAGTTGCTTGATCGCATGTCCAGTCGTGAGATTGCCGAGTGGATGGCTTTCTCGCAACTCGAACCTTTTGGAAGTGAAGCCAACTATGTAGGCCATGCGATTGTCGCAGCTACAATGGCAAATATTCATCGGAAAAAGGGGAAGAAGGCTTACGAAATAAGCGACTTTATGCCGAAAAAGAAGAAAGTGCAGACAGCGGAAGAGGCTTTACAAATCGCTCATATGATGACTATTGGTATGGGCGGTAAGGATTTGCGCGAAAAGGACGAATGATGGCAGTCAGTGGCACCATTAAAAAGCTAATTGTCATGCTCGGCGTTGATAGTGCGCAATATGAGAAGAAATTAACCGCCGCCGAGAAGCGTGCCAAAAAGTTTGATAAAGTTTTTGCTGGGGCACTTGCGGGTGCTGCTCTGGCGGCTGGTGCTTTAATAGTTAAATCTACCATGTTGGCGGCAAGAGTCGAAACGCTAGGTGTCGTCGTTACTAAACTTGGGGAATCATCAAACTATACACAGAAACAACTAGACGAATACGAAGAATCCATCAAGAGCCAAGGGATCACAACCAAGAACACCCTACAATCTATGGCTCAGATGATGCAAGCCCAGATTGATCTTGCTCATGGTGCGGATCTGGCCCGGATAGCCCAAAACAATGCTGTAATTGCAAATATCAATTCAAGTGAAGCATTCAAACGATTAGTGACGGTCCTACAAACCGGCAATGTTCTGATGGGTCGGAGTATGGGCCTGGAATTGCTATTCGGTGAAGCTCAGAAGAAGCTGGCCGATAAACTTGGGAAAACCACGGAACAATTAAGCCAACAAGAGATTATGCAATCCAGATTAAATGAAGTGAAACGAGCGGGCGTGGCCATTGAAGGCGTTTACGAGGCAGCAATGGGGACCGCCGGTAAAACGATGTTATCGCTTGATCGGCAGTTTGAAGAGATCAGCCTGATGATAGGTAACATATTCCTGCCAGTGCTGACCGAAGCGGTTAGCCTGATATATGAGACTGCCGAGGAGATCAATAAGCTTCTAAAAGTAGGCAAAGAGCTATCTGCTCAAGAGAAGAAAATCGCCAAGGATATTGCTAGGTCCGGTGGATCCTATGAGGATTTGGTTAAGCAGATGACTGCGGCTGCCAAGGCACAGGGTAAATACATTTACACTCACGAAGAACTGATGGATACTTTTCCAAATGTTATAGAAGCCTTCGATATGATGGGAGAAGGTTATCGGATAATGGATACAGAGCAATTCCGCACACTTCGAAGCGTTATGGAATTAGAGGCGGGATACGGGGATTTACGTGCCGAATCCCGATTGCTACTGGAAGCCACTGCAGATGCGGCAAGTGGAATAGTAGCTATGGGAGTGTCAACGGAAGATTTAGCAGATTATCTTGCTGAAGCCCGCGATAGAGCTGATGAGGCCGCAGTGAAAGCCGATGATTTTTGGAATACTTTGAAACGTGGTCCAGGTATTATTAGTAGGGTACTCACCGCAATAGAGGAAATTGAGTGGTCCAAATTGGGAGCAGAGGCTGTTAATGAATTCATGGACACTGCCGAAAGAATGCTTGAAAAAAGGGCTCTTACTCCTGATCAATTTATCGACACAGAGAAGATAGCTGGAGCTTTGGGATTAGCTATTCAAGCCGGTGTT